ACAACGGATGCCAGTGGCATACCGAAGTGGACAACAACAATTGATGGAGGTCAATTCTGATACTATGAACAGTGAAGTTGATGTGAATATTTTGATTAATCATTACCATAAGAAATTATCAACACTAGTTAATCAAAATATATTATTAGAAGCAAAAATTGAATCTATGACAAAAGATTACATGGATTTACAAAAACAATTGCTTGAATTAGAAGAAGACAAGAAAACGGAGAAAAAATGAGTAAACCATCCACCAGGCAAGGATTGATAGATTACTGTCTAAGAAGACTAGGATATCCTGTGCTGGAAGTTAATGTGGATGATGACCAAATTGATGATTTGATTGATGATGCGATTCAATACTTTCAAGAACGTCATTTTGATGGTGTTGAAAGAATGTTATTAAAACATAAAATTACAGCAGACAATAAAGTAACTTTAAAAACTGGAATTACCACTACGACAGGAGCATCAACAGTCGGTATAACTACAACTACTTTTGAAGAGGATCAAAATTTTATACAATTACCAGACCATGTATTAGGTGTAGAAAGAGTTCTTAAGATGGATGCAAGCACTATATCTAGTGGTTTGTTTAATCTAAAATATCAGTTATTTTTAAATGATCTTTACTATTATGGTGCACTTGATCTTTTAAATTATACAATGACAAAAACATATCTGGAAGATTTAAGTCGTATTATTACACCAGATACTCAAATAAGATTTAATAAAAAAAGAGGAAGATTATATCTAGATATCGATTTTGGTGATTTAACAGACGACACATTCATAATTATTGATGGTTATCGACTTTTAGATCCTGCAGATGCAAGTAAAATTTATAATGATTTCTGGTTAAAGAAATATGCAACAGCAATTATTAAAAAACAATGGGGAATGAATTTAATTAAATTCCAAGGTGTAATGTTACCTGGTGGAGTTCAGTTAAATGGAAGACAAATATATGAAGATGCCTTAAAAGAAATTGAAGAAATCGAATACTCACTAAGAACAGAATACGAATTACCTCCTTTGGATTTGATAGGATAATGTTATGCCTCTTTCACCGTACTTCCTTCAAGGATCAACAAACGAACAAAGATTAGTCCAAGACCTTATAAATGAACAATTAAAAATTTATGGGCAAGACATTGTTTATCTTCCTCGAAAAGTAGTTAATAAAAATACTATTATAAAAGAAGTTACAGCATCAACATTTGATGATGCTTACCGCATGGAAGCATATCTTTTGAATTATCAAGGATTTGAGGGTAATGGAGATATTTTACAAAAATTTGGAGTTCAAACTACAGATGCAGTAACGTTTGTCATATCAAAAGAAAGATATGAGGACTTTATTGGCCCATTTTTAAATTCTGATAGTCAGGTTCAATTAGCAACAAGACCTGAAGAAGGAGATTTAATATACTTCCCTCTTGATAATACGATGTTTGAAATCAAATATGTTGAAGGTAAGAAACCATTTTATCAATTAAATAATCTTTATGTTTACACATTAAGTTGTGAAGTGATGGATTATGCTCTTGATGAAAATATTGATACTGGTATTGAAGCAGTTGATAAGGCAGCAGTTGAGTTTGGATATACTACAAGAATTACAATGGTAGGTATTGCTGCTTCGACTGCAACAGCATCAGTCACTCTATCTAAAAATGCAGGAAATACTAGCATCGGTAAGGCAGTTACCAAGATTGATTTAATAAATGATGGAACTGGTTACAGTTTACCACCATTAATTGGTATATCATCAGCACCGAGTCAAGGTATTAATGCAACTGCTGTTGCAATTATGACAAGTCGAAGTGGACAGACTGGTCAATCAATAGATCGTATTGAAATAACTAATCCTGGTTTTGCTTATACAACAATACCAACGATTACAATTCGAAGTCAAAATGCTTTTGGAACTGGTGGTATTGCAACAGCAATTATTGCTGAAGGAACAATATCAAAACCAACCATTCTCAATCAAGGTGCAAGTTACGCAAATACCCCAAGTGTTTCTATTAATGCTGTTGGATTGGATACAAATATTGGAATTGGATCTACAGCTAAGGCAATAGCAATAATCAACACTGATGGAGAACTTGCTTCAATTAGATATTCTTTTGCAGGTATTGGATATACAGCAACTCCAACAATAACAATCGAACCTCCAGCTCAAGTAGGTTTATCTACAGGAGATTTCATATTTAAAGAAATGGTTAAAGGTGTTTCGACTGGATCAACTGCATTTGTTGCTAGTTGGGATAGAGATGATAGAATACTTAAAGTTACTAATGTCTCTGGAAGTGGATTTGCACAAGGAGAAACAGTTGTTGGTATTGGAACGAGTATGTTAGGATCAGATTCTCAATACATCGTTAAGTCAGTATCAGATCAAGATGAGTACGACACTTACAACGAAAATATTACAGTAGAGTCCGAAGCAGACTCAATTATAGACTTTACCGAAGACAACCCATTCGGTGATTTCTAAATAGTTTGGATAAGTCCTGTTTAAGATATGTTAGGAACCTATTATTACCATGAAATAATCAGAAGGACTATTATATCCTTTGGTACACTTTTCAATACAATTGACATCAAACATCAGACTGCTGCAGGTGCAGCATTTTCAACTGTGAGAGTTCCGATTGCTTATGGCCCAACAGAAAAATTCTTGGCAAGATTAGAACAAAAACCAGATTTAAGAAAGAGAGTCGCAATAACTTTACCTCGTTTATCATTTGAGATGGATGGAATATCATATGATCCAGCAAGAAAAGTTTCTACAATGCAAACTTTTAAAGCATTTACTAAAGATGGATCGAAGAGTGCAAGAAAAGTATTCATGCCAGTTCCTTATAACTTAAGTTTTAAATTATATGCAATGACTCAATATAATGAAGACTCTTTACAAATTATTGAACAGATACTTCCATTCTTCCAACCATCTTTCAATTTAACAGTAGATTTAGTCAAATCTATTGGAGAAAAAAGAGATATACCAATGATTTTAGAAAGTGTAAACTTTGATGATAATTATGATAGTGGATATGATGAAAAAAGAATTATAACTCATACTCTATCATTTACTGCAAAAACTTATCTATTCGGCCCTGTTTCAGATTCTAGCACTGGATTAATCAAAAAAGTTCAAGTTGATTACAATACAGATACCAATACTCGAACTGCAACAAGATCAAAGAGATACGTTGCTGAACCAAGAGCACTTAAAGATTACAATGATGATGGAGTTACTACCCTTAGAGAGGATATTACAAAAACTCAGATTAAATTCTTAGTTCAGGATACATCAAGTTTAGTTCTTGACACATACATTGCAATCGGTGATGAATTGATGTTTATTAAAGAAATTAGTGGAAATAATATCACAGTAAGGCGTGGTGAAGATGGAACAACTATAGATACTCATGTAAATGGTGATACAATTGACGCTGTTAATGCTCAAGATGATGCACTTGTTGAACTTGGTGATGATTTTGGATTTAGTGAGCAAAGGTTTGATTTACCAGACTTTAGAACTTACAGTCCTACAAAAGGAGTTGATGTATGAGTAAGTTTGATGAAATAGATGAATTTTTGGATGTTGAACCAGTTGATGCACCAAAAAATAATAAAATTGAAAAAGTAGAAAAGAAAGAAGATTCGACTCTTGACTATGAGTATTCAAGAGGGAACTTGTATTCTTTAATTGAAAAGGGACAAGAAGCACTCAATGGCATTTTAGAAGTAGCACAAGGAAGTGATCACCCCAGAGCATATGAAGTTGCAGGACAAATAATTAAAAGTGTTGGAGATACAACTGACAAGTTGATTGATCTTCAATCAAAAATGAAGGAATTAAAGAAAGAAGAAAAAGATTCACCAAAAACAGTTAACAATGCATTATTTGTAGGATCAACTTCAGATTTATCAAAGTTATTGAAAAACGGAGTTCTAAATAATAAGGTGGAGAACGAGGAAGAATGAAGACATTCAAAGAATTTATAAATGAAAGCAGTCTTACAAGATTAAAGAGTAAGTCTGATAAAGGTGGTATGGCTGTTATTTCTGGAAGTCGTGGTGATAAGTCTGCAAAAGAAAATAAGGCAAGAGCAAAACAATTAGATAAAGATATTCGTGGTAAAGGTTTACCTGGTGCAACTAAGGTGACTGGTAGATATGATGAAAAGGATAAAAAAACTGGTGAAGTGACTAAAGTTAAAGAAAGATCTCATGTTGTTACATCTGGTAAGATGGGAAAGAGAAAGTTCAAAAAAGCAGTTAAAGCACTTGGTAAAAAATATGATCAGGATGCAGTTATCACACAAACAAAAGGTGGTGGAGGTGCCACATTAAAAAGAACTCGTAAAGGTGCACTACCAAAAAGAAATATACCGATTGGAAAAATGAGACCAGGCAGAACTGGTGAAATGGATACTCGTGTAAAAGGTAAAACATTTACTTATGAATCATATCTTCGTATTCAAGAAAGAGGTAAAACTTATAGCATGGTAATTAGTTGGAGAGGAAAACTAATTAATTCACAAATGTTCTTCCCATCATTTAAGAGACCAACTAAGGCAGAAATAACAGCAGAAGTTCAAAAGGTATATCCAACTGCAATCGTAATGTACTTCAATCCATCAATGAGAGACCCAACGCAACCTATGCTATTTGCTGGTCAAGAAACCTAAATTTGTCATGAGTGAAATTTATCTTGGTAATCCGAATCTAAAAAAAGCAAATACAC